CGGCTTAGAAGCTAGAACAGGATATGATTTAAAAACAGCAACCAGATCTCTCAATCTGATGTTAGCTGACTGGGCAAATCGTGGTTTAAATCAATGGACTATACAACAAAGAACAATATCTTTGGTAAAATCTGATGGTGAGTATAGTCTAGATCTTGACGTTATTGATATTCTAGCCGTTGTTGTGCGTAGGGATGGCACTGACTTTAGTATTAGTAGAATAAGTCGTGATGAGTTTTTGGCGATTCCTACCAAAACAACTGAGGGAAGACCTACGCAATTCTTTTTAGACAGGCAAATAACACCAAATTTAAAGATATGGCCTTTGCCTGAAAACAGCACAGATATTCTAGTATATGACTCTTTAACTAGGATAAATGACGCTGATACAGCTAAAAATACAATGGAAGTTCCATTTAGGTTTTATCCATGTTTAGCTGCTGGTTTGGCTTACTATTTATCGTTAAAACGTGCGCCAGAAAGAGTTCAAATGCTCAAGGCTGTCTATGAAGAAGAATTTCGTAGAGCAATAGATGAAGACAGAGACAGAGCTTCTTTTCAAATATCTCCAAGTCTAAGGAATTATCGTATTGTCTAGGTTTGCAACAGGTAAATATGCTTTTGGCATTTCAGACAGGTCTGGCTTCAGATACCGTCTAAAAGACATGCGCAAAGAGTGGAATGGCCTGTTAGTTGGTAAGGATGAATACGAAGAAAAACACCCTCAGTTAGAGCCTTTTGGTAAAGTCGCAGATCCAGAAGCAATAAAAAATGCAAGACCAGAAACTAATTTAGAGGCTCAAAGAAGATTTCAATATGGTTTTAACCCTGTTGGATTTAAAGAAATTTCAGGCATAATAGACGAAAACGATCTTGTAGCTACAGGATCTGTAGGAACAGTAACGGTGGTAGTATAATGGCTTTTACATATGACGGTTTAAAACAAGCAATTCAAGATTATACTGAAAACTCGGAAACGACTTTTGTAAATAATCTTCCTATTTTTATTAGAGCGTCTGAGGAACGTATACTTAAAAGCGTTCAATTAAATCTTTTTATGAGAAATCAAGTGGGTGCTATGGGTGCGGGTAATCAATATCTGGGTGCGCCTAGTGATTTTTTAGCTCCTTTTTCTGTAAGTATTTATAATAGTGCCGCAGGAAGTGACGCAAAAGAATATTTAGAATTTAAAGATTTATCTTTTATTGAAACCTTTCATCCAGATTATAATGTTCAAGGTAAACCAAGATACTATGCTCAGTTTGATGTGGGTAACTTTATTTTAGCTCCAACACCTGATGTTGCTTATGACGTTGAGGTTCAATATATGTATAGACCTGCTAGTCTTACATCTGGTTTAGGAACGGGTACATCTTGGTTAAGTGAAAATGCAGAACTTTCTTTATTATATGGCTCTTTAGTAGAAGCGTATATATTTATGAAAGGTGAGCAAGACATGATGGCGATGTATGACAAAAGGTTTTCAGAGTCGTTACAAGGTCTTAAAATGTTGGGAGAAGCAAAAGAAACTACGCAAGATTATCGCGTTGGTAAAATTGTGAGGAATAAACAATAATGTTTAAATTAAATTTTGATATACCTAGCGATCCAATCGTTAATGTACAAACAACACAAAATCGAGGATTTACTCCCGATGAAGTTGCAGAACGCTGTGTGGAAAAGCTTATTAGTGTGTCTGATGATGCGCACCCTGCTATTAGGGATCAAGCTAAAGCGTTCCAAAAACACATGGAAAAGGTGGTTGCATTTTATATGCGCGAGGCTATTCGCAGTGACCGCACAACCGTGTATAATGCCCTTATAGATGCAGGGCATCCAAAACTGGCTGACGCAATAAGGAGATTATGACATGGCGATCACTCAAGCAATGTGTACTTCTTTCAAGCAAGAACTTCTTGAAGCAGGACACAACTTTAAAAACTCAGGAGGGCATACATTTAAGATTGCTCTTTTTACCTCAGACGCATCATTAGGTGCTGCCACAACTGGTTATTCTACCTCAAACGAGGTAAGTGGTACGGGTTATTCTGCGGGTGGAAACACCTTAACAAGAGTAGATCCTAGCACGAGTGGCACAACAGCTTTTACTGATTTTGCTGATTCAACATTTTCAACTGCAACAATTACAGCAAACGGTGCCTTGATATATAACACCACAACTGGCGGTGGTTCAGGTACAACAGATTCTGTAATTGTGTTAGCGTTTGGTGGTGACAAGACATCGACTGCTGGTGACTTTACTATTCAGTTTCCAACAGCGGACGCGAGTAACGCTATTATTCGTATTGCCTAAACGGTAAAATCCGATGGCAATAATTGCGGGATGGGCTAGAGGTACATGGTCCCAAGGTGCTTGGGGCGAATCCATTCCAGTTGTTGTTACGGGAGTGGCAGGGACAGGTGCGGTTGGATCTGTTTCTGTTGTTGCAGAGGCTAATGTTCCAGAGACAGGTCTAGCGGCTACAGGTGGCGTTGGCTCTGTTGTCGTTGCGGCTGCGGCTAATGTAGGGGTTACAGGATCTACAAGCACAGGCTCTGTGGGTTCTGTTGTTGTTACAGGCACAGCTAACATTGCGGCTTCTGGGTCTGCGGGTACGGGAGCCGTAGGATCACCGACAATTAGCGGTGATGCAATTGTCCCAGAAACAGGTTTATCTTCCACAGCTTCTGTTGGTAGCGTAACAGTTGCCGCGAATGCAGACGTTGGAGCTACAGGCTCCGCTGCTACAGGTGGGCTAGATTCTGTAACGGTTACAGGTATAGCCAACGTCCCAGAGACAGGTATCGCTGCAACAGGCGGCGTTGGTAGTGTCACGATAGATGCTGCTGGTAACGTTGTCACGACAGGTGAAACAAGCACAGGTGCTGTAGGTACGGCTACTGTTGTTGCTGCGGCAAATGTTAACGTTAGAACACCTTTTGATCAAATGTCAGGAGTGGTTGGGACCGTTATTGCTGGTATTTCTGTAGAGTTTTTAACAACGGGATTGGCAAGTGGCACAAATGTTGGTACTGTAACGGTACAAGCGAACGCAGATGCTGTCGTAACTGGCGAAGAAGTAACAGGAAGTATAGGAAATGTTAGGGTATATGGTCAAGTTGTTCCAGATCAAGTTCCGAATTTTCAACCACCTGTACCCGGTACGCAGCCCGGAGACCCGTTGTCGAGTCCTTCGTATAAAGAGGCTGAAGGAGCGCCTAGAGGTTTTGTTCCCGGTGATCGTTTACAAGAAGCTGCATGGAAAGACGTAGCATAGGAGAAATATATGGCTAGTACGTTTACAACAAACTTTGCGATTGAAAAGCCGGGTACTGGTGAGCAATCCGGTACATGGGGTACTACCACAAACCATAATTTTGATATTTTTGATCGTTTAGCTGGATACAAAAGCGTAACTGTATCAGGGACAACACATACTTTAACAGTGCGTCCAAGCTCTCCATCTTCTGGATCGAGCAACGCATCAGACGGTATGTATCGTGTTATTGAGTTTAAAGATGCAGGATCTGATCTTGGTGCAGATGTCACTGTAACAATAGCACCAAACACAACTCAGGCGTTTTTTATCTTCAAAAATTCATTAACTTCAGATAGAAATATAATTGTTACACAGGGCAGTGGAACCAACGTTACAGTGCCGGGAACAGGAAAAGTAAGCATTGTATACGGTGACGGTGGCGGATCAGGGGCAAATATGATAAGCTTGAGTGATACTCTTGCAATGTCAAATCCTGAGATTACAGGTGGTGTAGCGACAGGATTGACGGACTTGAGCATGGCAAATGCTGCGGCACAAGCCAAAGCTCAGACTGGTTTAAATGTAGACGCGGCGGGTACTGCTGTCGCATTATCAATTGCGTTAGGATAATTAGATGGCAACAAATACCTTCAAACGAAAGTTCTCAACAAGCATAGGCACCACGGCTACAGCAGTTGGTGGTTACTCTGTTTTATTAGATGTACAAACCACAGCGATTGGTTTGGCTCTAGCAAACGTTACAGCCTCGCAGGTTACTGTAAGTGTTACGCTAAACACACAAGCTGGTGATACAATTCATATCATCAAGGACGCACCGATACCAAGCGGTGGTGCGTTGATCCCGATTGGTGGGGATCAAAAGGTTGTTATGGAGCATAACGATCAAATTAAAGTTGTGTCGGATACAGCATCGTCAGTGGATGCAATCCTGAGTATTCTTGAAATAGACACATCAACGTAGGAGCTATAGATGCCATATTTAGGTAACGAACCAGCCACAGCGTTTACAAGCACCACTAAAGATACTTTTAGTGGTGATGCTTCTACTACCGACTTTACGCTATCAAAGGTTGGAAATAATAACGCTCTCCGTGTGGTTGTAGAGAATGTTATCCAAGATCCTGCGGTTGCATATAGTTGTGTAGGCACTACATTGTCTTTTACTTCGGCACCGCCCACAGGCACAAACAACATCTACGTTGTTCATCTAGGTCCACCAGCAGCGACTATAAACCCAGCGGCAAACACTGTTGGTGGTTTGTTTAAGGGTGAGCGCGGCGAGATTGGACAGACCAACGCTGGCGGTGATATTTTTAGAATTAACGAGCAGACTCTAAATAGTGACGTTACAATAGACGCGACAGAGAATGCCTCCTGCACCGGACCTCTTGCAGTAGCGAGTGGTAAAACGATAACCATCACAACAGGGGGGAACTTGTCCATTGTCTGAGATTAGAGTTACAACGATAAGTAATGCGGCTGGCACTGGCCCTGTTACGCTGACTAAGCAACACGCTGCAAAGGCTTGGATAAATCTTAATGGCTCTGGCACTATAGCAATTCGTGATAGCTTTAACATATCAAGCGCAGCAGATGACGGAACAGGTCAGTATACTGCTAATTTATCAACCAATATGTCTGATGCAAATTATGCCATGTCTATTGGTGGTCAAGATGGCGCAGGTGGTGCTTTTATTGTTGGTAAATCAAGTGGAACATATACAGCATCGGCTAATCAAGTATGTTGCAGAAGCGGATCTAGTTTTTTTGACACTCCCTTTATATCTGTAACTTTTAATGGAGACCTAGCATGAGTACGATAACGGTCACAAACATCAAAGCCACAGGTGAAACAGCTAGTCGTTCTGCTACAAGTATTGCTGGAGCTTGGATAATTGCAAATCAGATATCTGTCGCTGATAGTTTTAACGCATCAGGTACAACAGACCACGGTACAGGAATATATACATACTCTTTTACAAATGATTTTTCTAGTACGAACTATGTGGTGTCACACGAAGCAAGTAAAAAAGGAGAAACATTTGGTTTATGTTTAGAAGATACCGCTCAAAGAACAGCAGGTTCAATTAAGTTTGAAGTCTATGATATTGGTAACTCTCTAACTGATGCGAGTCACGTTCAGCAAGTATACTTTGGAGATATGGCATGAGTACACTAGAAGTATCCAATCTAAACGATGGCACAACAACTGTAGCGACTACGTTTGTTACTAGTGGGTCTGCAAAGGCTTGGTGTAATTTTAACGGTTCTGGAACTCCAGCGTTTAGGGATAGTTTTAATCACAGTAGTCTAACGGACAATGCAACAGGTGATTTTTCACCAACAATGACTAATGCTATGGCTAATATAAATTATGCACAATCTGCTTCAATGTCTAGAGCAACAGATGCAAACTGTGACAGTATAAATACAAATAACGCTACTGGTGCTGATGTAGCCCCAACAACAACTACATATAGATTTGGTGCATTACACTTTGGAACTGGTGGAGTTGATGTCACATTTGTTAACTTTGCAATCCACGGAGACCTAGCATGACCCACGGACATCTATGGGATAGATTAGCAGAAGCTAAGACTAGGCTAGACCCAGTACAGTCTAAGTATCGTGTGCTGTTCGAAGACCCAGCTACACCTGACGAACCAGCCAAGGTATTAGTGCCAGACCCTAACTGGATGGCTTGTGCGTTAGAGGGTGGGATACTGCCACCAATAGAGACTTACCAGCGTGACAGAGATGTGCCTGACGGACAACCTAAAGAGCATCCATACGCTGAACCTATCGGTGCTATGACAGAGGAAGAAGCAATAGAATACTTAGTTCAAAAGGATATAGACCCG